AGGTGAATGTCTTGTAGAGATCGAGGTAGTCAATGACGGCGACACCATTGATATGAAACGCAGTCTGCTCACGACCCATCTTCGTGATAGTCTTCTCCTTGATCTTGTTCCAAGGAGAAATCTTCTTTGCTTCGGTTTCACCAAGCACTCGCTTGATACGATTCACAAGATAAGGAATGTCAAAGAACTTGACGTTCCAACCAGTCACGATGTCAGGGAAGTCCTGCTGCCAGTGGTAGATGAAACGCTGAAGCATCTCCTCCTCAGTGAAGGCAGTATGAACCGTGATGTCTTTCCGATCAGTCTCAAACTCACCGAGGCAAAACACATTCATCTTGCCTCGCATGAGCATACTGATAGCGATCACCTTCTCTTCGGGATCATCTACCTGTGGGAATCCATACTCACACTCGGTTTCGATGTCTATGTTCGCCACACCGATCTGTGACATATCATACTCAATTTCAGCAGGGAACTTGTCCGCGATGAAAGGATAGATGTAGTCTGTGTTACCGAAGATACGGAAACCATGAATACCCTTATACTTTTCAACGAAATCTCGACAATCAGGAATGTTGCCAGGTTGAACTGGCTCCAATAAATGACCGTCGAGAGAACGATGAATCGATGTATCGTTGCTGCTAGGCACAAACAGGGTAGGATGATACTCTACCCTGTCTGTGATTTGCTTTCCGTTTTCATACCCACGATAAAGAACATTTTTACCATACACACAAACACTGGTGTAGAATCTACTCATTCAGCAAGACTTTCTGATGGGAATACCCATCCGCCATAATGACATCTTTTTTACTACCCTCTTCTTTGTCCTTAAGAAAGGCACTAAGAAGAACCATGTAGTTGATTACATCTACTATTGTATCATTAAAACTCTCATTTTCAACATGCATCTTCCCACAATCTATAAAAGATGACAGACGGCTCATCTTGTCCGTGATGCGAGTGAGAAAGCCTTGTTCGGTAGTGCAGATGCCCATTGCTTCGACCCGAGTAAAGTTGGCAAAAGGCTCATTTCCATGATCCCCCGCATAGTCTCGGTTTTTTAGGCTCATCAGTTCTTGTGCTGTTTTACAAATTGCAGAATGATATTCTAAAAGTTCGTCACGATTCATACTATACTCCAGTTGAACCAAATCCGCCTTTGCGGTTGGTCTTTTGTGTTTGTGGGGTTGCTTGTGTGTAGGTGATGTGACTAACAAGTCGGCTGTATTGAACAATTTCAACTTGTGCTACTCGATCACCATGCATAATCTTGAATGGACTGCTTGTAGTGTTCCACAGAGGAATGAAGACTTCATTACAATAGTCCGAGTCGATCACACCTTCTGCATTGATAAGAGTCACGCCGTTCTTCCATGCAAGACCAGATCGAGGATGAAGTCGAGCAGAGAAACTGGCAGGAATATCAAAGACCATACCAGTTGGAATCAACGCACGACACTTGGGTCCAAGTTCAAATGTGCAGTTGGGTGTGTCATCTTGAAAGACAACATCAGGCGTCGTAGTATGTGGTTGATTATAGCAGTCGAACCACTTGATGTCACGAATCGTCGGTGCAACATCTTCGGGGGTGACTGGTCCACGCAAATGTGCGTGAATGTCATAACAGGCAGCATCGTGACTGGCATGTTTGAGTTCAAGTGTATTGGGATACAACTTGTAAATCTTCATCGTCTCGGTCATACTCACTCCATAAAGTAAAAAGGTATAGACGAAGTATACCATATCAAGTCACAATGTCAAGTAGTTTTAGATTACATTCCATACAATTGGACTATTACTAACTTTTTGGAATTCTGTTCCACTAACTGTTACTACATCACCTACATCACCCGTACCCAAACTAAGACTACCCGAAATAGTAGTGCTGAAACCTTCGCGGGAAACAGCACCCGGCGCACCGCCGAACGGGAACATAGCATCTACTGCTTCACTACTATAATTAAATTTACCCGTTGCAGCATCAAAATCAGGAATCGTGACATTCGCATCGGTAAACTGAAGTCCAAGCGAATCGGGTGGTGGATAAGTTACTGCGGTAAAATTATACTGACCTGGTGTATTATTTTTCACGATACAACCAAGGATCTTCATACCAGAACCGATTTCTGTTGTGTTAGACTGAATACCGTAACCACCATTATTTACTATAACGGTATTTGTAAATACATTACCAGAAGAAGTGTCAAGATTATTATTAACATAATACCCATGACTACCATTATTATAAACGACACAACTAGTCATCTCAAAACTGGCGTTGTATCGATTGACTGCTTCGATTCCATAATTTGTATTATCGTATATTCTACAATTAAACAAATCCACATTGTTTCCAGCATACAAACCTGTACCATTGTCGTGATATGAACAATTAAAATGTAAAGAGTTACCTCTATTCGCCGTATGTGTCTGCCAACCATAAGATGTGTTATTATCAAACTCACAACCAAAAAAAGTGTGGGAATTATACGCACTATGGCGCGCACCCGAGGTTGTTGCATTCGTGAATCTACAGTTCCAGAAGTTCACATTTGCCGCAGCACTTAGAGCGTGATAATAACCATACGCTGCTACATCATTTGCATCAAATATAATATCATAACATCTATAATCATCACTATAGGCATTACCATCATTTCCCCCGCTCATACCAAGAACACCATTCCCGCTATAACTACCACCAGTTGCTCGAATAGTGTATTTGTTTAAACCTAATGTTGCACCAGTAACACCAGAAGAATTTGCTGTTCGTATGAACACGGGATTTGTTCTAGCCACATCTCGTAGTAAGTTTACCTGTTCGGTAACATCCTCTATACCTTCATTACATAAAAATATTTGTTCGTCACCAGTATCCGTAGTGACACCAAGGATTGCCTTTTGTGTAGTCTTAAAAGCGTTCACAAAAGACAACCCATCATTGGTGTCATCACCGTTAGTTGGTCTAACGTAAAATGTTGGCATTCAAATTCCCTTAAATTAGTTATTCTGTTGAGGAGTGTACATCAAAGGACGAACGCATGGTTTACTGATCACTGCGGCAGCAGTTGCTCCTGCAAGATCACCAATGAGAGAAGAGAAAACAGCAGCGACTGCATTGATGTCTGCTCCTGTGAGAACACTGACACCTTCAGCGGCTCTACCATCTTCGACGATCTCTGCTGGATCATTTGGAAAATCAGAACCAACTGATGCCCATTTAAGTGCAAAGTCGGAACCTCTTGCGTTCATGTATCGAATGTTTTCGCACATGGGTCTAATGTATTCGTTTACGAATTTAATTGCTTCTGGATCTGTAATAGCCATTGTAGTTAATCTCCTTAATAGATTATACTTTTTATTTATAAAAACTAACCACCGAAAGTGATACTCTTGAGTGCATTAGCAGCAGTTGTTAACTCTCCTGCTTTTACTACAAATTGATCAATCAGACCTTCGTCGATTGCGTTTCTTGCTTCTTCTGAGGTGTAGATTACACTAAGAGTATTAATTTCACCCTCGATCTTTGTCAAGAGGGTCATGATGTCTGCCATTGGATATAATGATTTCATTTTAATTCCTTTGTGTTATGTATAATTATTTATGAAGATTTTTGATATATCTAGTTTCGGCTGAACCGTATAAAGAATGTTTAAATTTTGGAAATACAGTGTCATGAATTTCAGCACCTGCATATAAAACTTCACCAGTCAAACCAGCGTCTTGTTGAAACTCTGCAAGTGTTTGTTCAGCGTCGGCTAGATAAGCGAACGCATAAACTATATCCTCATTCGTATCAAGTGATGTTGCTTTTACTACATTTACTGTATACATTATTGAACTCCAAAATAACCTTTAGTTGCGTTGAATGCTAATTTAACCTCTGCATCTGATAATGCTCTATTCCAACTTGCAAAAAATCCAATAGCGCCGGGGATGACTGCATCCCCACCGGTGCCCATCTTCCCAGTAGAATCCTTAGCGATCGGCGTTGCAGTACCATCTGCCGCAGAATCAGTATGAACATTAACAGCAACTTCCCCCATAATATATGGTTTTATTTGATCTGGGTATGGATTTGTAACTGCAAGACACCACCACTTATTCGTGAAGTCTGCATAAACTCCTCCACCAGCAGGATCATCGAATGTAATTCCTTCATTAGAATTTCTTATAGATCTCCAAGATCCAGTTAACTGTTTACCAAATCCCCAGCCGCTTTTATAATTTACGTTGCCCCCGTTCATCGCCCACTGTGTCCACGCATTTGAGGCGTTACTTCCCCATTGACAGATATTGAAATCTTTCCATAATCTTATGTTAACCCAATACATATCAGTAACTCGACCACCGGCGCCACGACCAGCATCAAATCTAGTATCACTTCCATCAAGGGTGACATAATCATTAGAACCGTCAAAGGTAATACCCTTTGCACCAAAGATATCATCTTCAAAAACTGGTCCGTTTGTGGCGGTTCCTACAAATGGAACTCCGTTTCCATTATAACTAGGAGCCATGTCTCTTATGCTAGTTCCATTGAGGGCGCATCTACCGTGTTGAAAGTTCCATAGCAGCGACAGATCCTGCATAGGAAATTTCGACATTGGACTACTGACTATTGTCATTGCGTATATCCTGCAACAAACCTTACATCTTCTGTGAATGTTCCTGAAGTAACACCCCTAATTGTGATAAAGACTTCCGTACCCATAGTAACTCCAGTATTGAAGGTAACACCAACACCAGTATTATTTACATATATTGATCCTAAAGTTACTCCAAGCGAGGTTCTTAAGTCTGCACTACATCCACCAGTTACACTCTTACCAAAGAATCGATTATATGTTCGATCTGCCACTGTATAACTATCCAGATAATAGTCTTTATTGTCTGGGAATTCTAACAGCATTGTATGTGAACTTGTAAATTCACTACTACCAGATCCAGATGCGGCACTTGTTTGATGGGTTCCATCAGCGAAGGTAATACCACCAGCATCCATCGAGATACCAGTACCAGCATGGACATATGTTCCTGCTTGGACATATGTTACTGCTTGGACATATGTTCCTGCTTTTACCCTAGTCGCTGAATCAACTCCATTAGTATTGACGGTGAGAAAGGGGGTATTGTTGCCTACATATACTCTAAATTGGGATGTATCGGAGGTGTCATTTCCTCCATTAATATACCCATATCTGGAACCTACATTACCTGAAGTCTGAACAATACCACCATCATTAATAAATCTACCAGATGCAGTAATTACACCATCAGCAGAGATACCAGCGACATGAACAACGGCGGTTGGATCAATACCTAGAGTAGATCCGTTGAGTGTTAGTCCTGCTCCAGCAGAGACTCCACCACCACCAGATCCAGCGGCACCAGTATTACCCGTTACACCTTGAATACCAGATATCTGTAACCAACCAAGAGTTGATCCATCAAAAACATTTGCGTAATATGATCCAGTATCATTTCTAAACCAGAAGTCACCTGTTGGTGAACTAACGGGAGCAGTATTACCTGCGGTGTAACCTACAGAAGTTCCATCGGATCCAGCAGCACCAGTATTACCTATAGGCCCTTGAGGACCAGTATTACCAGTATTACCAGTTCCAGCAGCACCAGTATTACCTATAGGCCCTTGAGGACCAGTATCACCAGTTCCAGCAGCACCAGTATTACCTATAGGCCCTTGAGGACCAGTATTACCAGTGTTTCCTATAGGCCCTTGAGGACCAGTATCACCAGTATCACCAGTTCCAGCAGCACCAGTATTACCTATAGGCCCTTGAGGACCAGTATTACCAGTATTACCTATAGGTCCAGCAGGACCAGTATTACCAGTGTTTCCTATAGGCCCTTGAGGACCAGTATCACCAGTATCACCAGTTCCAGCAGCACCAGTATTACCTATAGGCCCTTGAGGACCAGTATTACCAGTATTACCTATAGGTCCAGCAGGACCAGTATCACCAGTATTACCAGTTCCAGCAGCACCAGTATTACCTATAGGCCCTTGAGGACCAGTATTACCAGTTGAACCTATAGGTCCAGCAGGACCAGTATTACCAGTAGCACCTGTAACACCACCACCAGCACCACCAGTTACAGTGACCGCGCCAGTTTGTCCATTAACACTCGAAACTCCAATGACATCGCCAGTTTGTCCGTTGAATGATGTAACAATGGATACAGCATTTGTTCCATCTGGGAATCCAAAATAACTACTGGCGGATTGTGTGGGGTTATCGGGATAGACTCGTAGTTCTACTGCCTTACCACTCCCGGCACTTGAGCCAGGAACAATACCAGTAGTAGTAAAATTAAACGCAGTGCCATTATATGTCACTGAATCATAATAAAAAGATCGTTCTGTATCCGAAGTTCCAAATACTATACCAACTCTACCGCTAGTACCAATTGCAGATGCTTCCGATAACACATCTCTAAAATCTGCACCATTATTATCAAATTTATAAATTGATATTGAGTCGTTACTTGTATTATGTAATATTTCGCCGTTGGAAGTCGCAGTACCTGCTATCGGACTAGAAGTGTAAGTATAAGGAGCAGATGCGGAAAATGTTCTTTGTGATGGGAGAGTTGATGTCGATGATGCTATGGTAAAAGTATTACCAGATTGAGTAATTGATATTTCAGTACCAGCACTGATTCCGACTTGACCCGTGAGTCCATTGAATGTAGTAACAGAATCTTCAACAGACGCATTACTTATTATATAAACAACATCTCCAGATGGTCCATCAGTAATACCATCATATTGGCGTTGAGTTAGAGTTACTATACCACTAACACTATCAGCAGTTACGTCACCACCAGAAGAAGATACATAAGGTGATGTAACACTTCCTGTAACACCAGGTCCAGTAGGGCCAGTGTTTCCTGTTGTTCCTATAGGACCAGGAACTGAAGAATCGGCACCAGTGTTTCCTGTTGCGCCAGTGTTTCCTGTTGTTCCTATAGGACCAGGAACTGAAGAATCGGCACCAGTGTTTCCTGTTGCGCCAGTGTTTCCAATGGGACCAGTGTTACCAATGAGTCCTTGTGGGCCCTGTGGGCCAACTGCTCCCTGTGGGCCAACACCAGACGCTTGAACAATTTTTATAATATTTGGTTGATTTTGATTACCATTAGAACGAACAATACCACCAACCCCAACTATCTGAGGATCACCCGATTTACTAGTAATAACTCTAATCTGTGGCATTATCTAGTTACCTCTGCTCTAACCTCAAAACGTCCTTGAACAACTCTACTAACAGTTTCACCCGCAATTAGTTCTATATCATAAACATGACGGCCGTGAGGAATATTTGACATAGAAGTAGAATCAAGACTAACAAACACACCACCAGTTACACCATTAGCACCAGTTAGACCAGCAGTGGAAGCATTCAAAAGCATTGTTCCAGAACCAGCGACTCCACCAGTTCCAGTAAATGATCCAGTAACACCACCACCAGTAACACCACCAGAAGCAGTATTACCAGCACAAGATAAAAGAATATCATTCGAGAACGCAGATCGTCTAACCTGCATTCTTCCGTTATAATTAGCCAAATCTATTACAGAATTATCGTTCTCTTCGTATGTGAAGTATAGAACATAATTTGCTCCTTGATCTGCTAAAATATCAAATTGTCCGGCAGCCATATTGTTCTCCTGATCTATATCAGTATATAGGTTTTACGAACGAACCTTTTTCTTTTTATATGACTTAGTTTTTATTACAGGTTTAGAAACAGATTTCTGTTGTTTCATATTTGCCATATATTCTCGTTTTTGTGCTTCCATCTCTTTCATCTTACCCTCATAATGAACTAGATTTCCCTTAATTCTTTCTAGTTCAGATGCAGGCATCTTATTTTCTCGAAGAAGTTTCTTAGTAGCATTATATCCTTCTTCAAATCGGAACATAAAGAACGCAGTAGCAGATACTTCATCCAATGATCTCCAGTTATAACAATCTTCAGAAACAAAGAGAATATCTTGAGGAGGAATTATAAGTTCTGCTGCGGCCTTTGCATAAAGATAAGCCGTTCTAGGACGATTGTTCATTCTATATAGTCTAGAAAGTTCAACCAAAGGTTCTGCTCTAATGGGACGATATTCGTAACACTGACGAAGAAGTTCACATACTTCACCGAATGGTTTTTCCATCATCCCTGCGAGCATAGCCATACGGAAGAGAGAATAGAAACACTCTTCTTCCCATCCACCCATTTCTACTCTCTTACTATAGGCTTCAAATGACTTTTCAAATTGCTGAGAATCAAAATACGATTGAGCAAGATAGAATTGATACCTTTCATTAGTTGGCGCATAATGTGGATCTTCAGGATTGTTTAGTGCTGAGTACAAAGTCTCTGCATCTCTGGTATATTTTTCCTTTGGGGTAATACCTACGTTACGATTACCCTCAGTTCTAGCAACTACAAAATAATCACCATGAAGTTTTTCTAGAATAACTTCTTCTTTTGGCTTTGATGGACAATGAGCATATTCATGAAGAACGCCTGTATATTCCCAACCAATACCCAACTTAAAGATTTGATTACGCCACCACATAAACTCAGGTCTACCAAGACGAAGTGAATATGAATCACATTTCATATTAGGTGGGTATTTAAAATTACCAGTAATGTAATCATCAGCATCAATCATCCACGCATATTCAGCATCACTTTTCTCTGCGTTTCGTAGTGATTCAGTTCTAGAAGGACCGAAGCCTTTCCAGTCAGACTGATGGACGGTGCCAGGAACACCCAACTCATCCATTGTTTTCTTGATAAGATCCTGTGTTCCATCTGTAGAACCAGTATCTGTAATATCATATCTATCGACATACTTTGCCATTGATCGAAGACATTCTTCGATGATATGAGTCTCATCTTTCACGATCATACACAGGGTTACTTTTGTTCGGCTCATAATAAAAAATCCTTAATGTGATATGCTTCACTTATATTTATACTACTCAAACCAAACCCCACCACTTTGCAGTTTTCTCTAGTCCTTCCCACACATCACAAACTGGAGAATAACCAATAGATTTAATCTTAGAGATATCTGCCCTTGTGTGTCTAACATCACCGACTCTTGGATCTCGGCGATCCAATTCAAACTCATGTTCATGTTGTTTGAACCATTCTAAGATCTCATTCAGTGAAGTCTGTTCATTATTACCCACATTAAATACATCACCATCAAATCTACCTTCAGTAAATGAGGCGCACTTAATTGCCTCTACGACGTTATCGACATAGTTAAAATCTCTAGTTTGGTTTCCATCGTCATCTATTATCAAGGGAAGATCTTCTTTAATAGAGTTACACCAGTTAGAAATTACTGTGGCGTATGGGCTATCAACATATTGTTCAGGACCAAACACGTTAAAGAATCTCAAACAAACAGTGTCTAAACTATACAACTCAGAAAACATTTTACAATACTCTTCTCCTATTTTCTTCTGAAGTGCATATGGAGATTTGGGATCAAGTGGGCATGTCTCTGGTGTTGGGAGAACTTCGGCTCCTCCATACACAGACGAAGACGAGGCAAACACAAATCGTTTCACCGACTCTGAACTTCTACACTTGTTCAATAACTTAGAAAGTAAAAATACATTATCATGAGTAGTAATATCTGGATGTTCGACTGAGTATGACACACGCGGAACCGCCGCGAGATGAATAATAGTATCAGGTTTATATGTCTTAAGAATATAATCAATAAGAGATTCATAACAACTATTATAAACTATAACGTCTCTACAATCCTTAACAAGATTCCCAAGTCTTTGTACGTTTTTCTTGTCCCTATCTACAACTATAACACTATGATCTGTAGTCTCAAGTAAGTTCTTGACTAGATTAGATCCAATAAATCCAGCACCACCAGTAACTAAAATATTCATTTATCTTCCTTATCAAAAATAACTTCTACTAGTAAAAGATTTTTATCATTAATCATAATGATTCTACCATCAATAGTTTCTAACTTTGTAAACTGACCTTGTTTTATGTTTTTTGTTTTTATATTATTGAATGTTCTCTTTTCACCTCCAATAAAATGAAACAGTTGAGTGCATGTTTTTCCATACTCAGATAGTGTAGAATATGTTTTATCTTTCATTGTTTTATCCAATCATTTTGTATGGAGTATTCCATATGTCATACTGTAAAATATCTAACGTATCATAATCAAAACTTGATACCCTGTAATTCACCCACTCACCCATGTATGGACGATTGTGATCTATGATTCCCGCCAGAGCATCAATACCACTACCAACATCCAAGAAAACCGCATTTGTATATTTCTTCAACCGATGAAGTAAAGCGGATTTTACATGCCCAACCCCTAGTAGAAAAATTTTAGATGATGAGTTACTCAACTGCTCCCCTACCATTCTTTCTGTTTCATCGATATCATCACATGCAAATTTTTGTGGTATCTCGATGTAGTCGGTAAACTCCTTTAGACCGAGATACTCTTGATACTCCTCACTCTGCATTAATTGTTGAATAAGTTTAATCTTTGGACCTGCTCCAATGACACCGATAGATTCTTTAAATGTGCTAGTCAACCATTTATTTGCAGTCAACCCATATCCATATTCCGCATAGTAGTCCATCGGTCTATCTGGATAAAGACTTGAGAATAATTCTGTGTTGTAAGTTTCAACACCAATATAATCATTCAGAGGAACGCCTGCCACAAACTCTTCATGTTTAATATCAGAATAATTTTTTGACAACGCCCTTCTTCCGGGAGTTGCACTACCAATTCCTTCCCCTCGGAGAAAGTAGTAATCACCATCTCCAAATTTATAAAAAGTTTTAGACTGGTTTTCTTCTACTAGTTTCACAAGATCTTCTTTGAACAACCCTAACTTTTCCTGAAAGTCTGGATGGTCATGTGAATCATAGACTGGATTTTTATCGTTATTTACCGTACCTTCAATTGAATATATCATAGTTTTTTTAAAAGGTAATGCTGTACCAGTCCACTGTGAGTTGGTCCAAACTTATGAACATTTTCATAACCATATTCTTCACAAAAAGACTCTAGATTTTCTCCAGTGCCATAGTTTGGAGGCGACACTAAAATAAATTTAGAGTGTGAGTAAACACAGTCCAAAAAGGTTTTAAGTTCATCGTATCTACCCGCGTGTATAATGTTTGTACAAACGATACAATCAACGATAAAGTCCTTTTTGAATATCGTACCAATCGCACTGCCAATTGTTCCTCTATAGATTTTATCTGGGGTGAGGGTCTGCTCATCTACAATCGGATCAATACCAAAAGCATCAATGCCTATTTTATTGCACTCAGAACAAATCTCACCGAAACCGCAACCAATGTCGAGAACAGTTTTGATATTATGCTCTTGCATTACCTTTGCTGCCCTAGTATGAAAATCCATAGCAGTTCCCGGCGTTCTTTGAAAATTATGGTCTGACTCGTCAGATACGTTAAAAACACAAAGTGATTCCTTATATTTTTCTAGAAGATCTTTCATTTAAAATAATCCTTGACCCAATAAATTACATAGTCAATATCCTCTTGTGTCATCGCGGGGTGGCAAGGTAAACTAATCAAACTCTCCCATACACCATCTGCGACAGGATAGTCACGGTAGTTATATTGTCTTAGAATAGAATACTTGTGTAGTGGTTTAAAATGTACGGAAGTGTGAACATTCTTACTTGCCAAGAAATCAATGAGTTTATCTCTATGTTCACTTGGAACTCTTGCAACATAATATTGCACTGTTTCGGAGAAAGGTGGTCTTCCAACAATTTCCGGCAACTTGGAATTGTATTCGGATTGGATATGCTTTCTCATATCAAGGTGAGTTGGTAGTTTCTTCATTTGCTCAAGACAAATCGCTGCCATGATATCAATCATATAATACTTGTACCCCAATAGATCAACCTGATAGTCCCAAGAGTATCCGGGTTTTCCACTGAGACCTTTCGCTCGACTCCAAGTGGATGAGACACCAAACCATGTCATATCTTTCATTTTACAATACAGATCATAGTCATCTGTGGTAATCATGCCTCCATCGCCGCATGGCATTGTCTTTACTGCTTGGAAAGACCAAACAGCACAATCGCCTTTCTTACCCGCACCCGGAACGTAACAACTGTGGGCACAGTCTTCAATAATAAACCCATCATAAAAACTTCTAATTTCATCAATGGGGGCAGGAACTCCTGCCATATTCACGGCGATGATAGCATCTGTATTTCTTTTGAGACTCTTTTTAACATCGTCGGGGCAAATATTCAAATCATGCTCTCTAACATCAACGATGTTTGTTGAGCAGTTATTCCAAAGCGGAATTTGTGCAGTGGCAATAAAAGAAATTGTAGGGTTGATGACATCAATGCCATGAAGACCCTTTGCTTTCATAACTAAGTCTTGTCCATGAGAATTACTAGTCACGGCAATGGCATACTTATGCCCGACCATCTTTGCAAACTCATTTTCAAATTCCTCAACCTTTGGTCCTTTACCCCACCAACCACTTTCAATCACTTCACGGATTGCTTGAACTTCCTCTTCACCACCGAGAGGTCGTAAAACAGGTAACATTGTATCTCTTATATCCACTGTGCATTTCCTTCTTGTTTTGTGTATCCATTGCCCGAGAGTTCCCAGTCATTTCTAATAAATCCTAGATGTTCAATCCACTCAAAGTCAATTTGGTTTTCATTAATAAAATTGTATAAAATTTGCTCAGAACCTAACCCAGAAGATCCATTCTTAAGAATATTCTCACAGTATACGCAATACTGTAGCATCACTTCACTACTCATTGAAAAGAACATATCATTGTAAAGATTTTCTCCTAAAGGATGTGCAATGCCACTCATAATCGAGTAGATACATGGATTCGACATAATAGCATCTTTTTCGGTTTGTCTTGTTTTATCAAAGACATATGGGCAGGTTAAAATTCTTCGACCGGTTAAGTAACTAATTGTTTTGTAGTCTGAAAAGTCTAGAAGTTTCTTTGCCCGAACCAACATGTCTAATTCACCCCACCCTTTGTTTGTTTCTCCTACGTTGTTATTATACAGGATTGATGGGGTTTCTGCAAGAGCATTTTTTAATCTTTCGTTTTTTATATCAGATATATCATTAGTGGTATTATCAATAAACCTACAGACGAAATCATCCGGCAACACACGAAGGAGTTGCTCATAACAAATAGCATACTCCTCTTCTCGTTTGTTTTGAGGATCACTACCAACATGAAACGAACTAAAGGATAATATTAAGTGTTTTCTCATGACACCACCCCATTTAAATATGTGTTATCTTCAACCAAATCACAAACCAAAGTACAGTATTCTTTATAGTCGTTCTCCGAAATAGTATTCAGTCCATCAAGGACATTACTTTTATATTTGGAATAAGCAGGAACGCTTCCAATCGGTTGTCCGAGAATTAAGTCTTCCTCTGGAAAAATATTTTTAGATAACATCTCATCAACTACAGTAGGGTTAATTCCTAAAACAGAAATTTTGTTTGGGTGGCGATTAGATACAGCGGAACTTTCTGAGTAGGGAAGACATACTCTAGAAGATCCAACTACTTTCTGTCCAGTTCCGTTTAAGTAGTCAGTTCCCCTCAACTCAAAAGACCAAGCATCAGTTACATTATTTAATAGATCTATGAGAACAGTTCTTCTCCATATAGAGTATTGTGTTGACGCAGAGTATGATGCATTTTCTATAAGAGAAAAAGCATGGATGTCAGAGTTTTTAATGTGTTCCATTTCGTATAATCTTGGGTGAGGACTGATTCCTAATTTAGCACAGGCAATATTTGAATCATCACTAATCATTGTTAACAAAGTATCATACACTTTCATGTCCATGTCCCGACACAAGAAAAAATCATCAAGAGCAAAAATAACAAACTCATCTTCTATAGAACTAAAGTATTCCCTGAGATACCGTGACCATGCAGAAGATCCACCCTCTTGAGTGTCGCTTAGTTTAATGTAGTTACCACAAAATAATTTATCAGTATCATACTCACCAAAATTTAAAAAGTTTACCTCAAAATCACTTGGGATATATTTATCAATCAGGAATGATGACGCCGGTAAAATGTGTTTGCTGCCGGGATATCCTATCAGACAAATTTTCATCAGATTAACTCCATAATTTCTTTAATAGTAAATTTTTCTGCTTCAGATGAATTCTTACCATCAGCATGAACTTTTTCGTGAAAATTCTCTCCGGGTTGAATTCCAATTTCTTTAACCTTGAGTTCTTTATCCTTGGGTAGATATTTGTTTGCCATTGCGGTCAAAAGATCACCAACCCGCATGGACTTCATTTCGGGGACATATGGATCTGATGTGTTACTCACAGCGAGACACTCAAAAATAAGATCAACGGCCGATTCTAAAGTCCAAAAGTATCTTGTTGCATCTGGATCGGTCACGATGACCTCTTCACCTCTTTGTAAAAGATCTTTCCATATACAAAGAACAGAACCGGTAGAGTAAAGAACATTACCATATCTAACTTGTCTAAATTTTGTCTCTGGATAGTTTTCTTGGAACTGATGATATAGTCCCTCCATAAGACACTTGGTTGCACCATAGATTCCAGAAACTTGAACTGCTTTGTCCGTGCTAATTCCAAGATTAAAATCACACCCTTGCATGGCAGATGCTTCGAGTACATTGAGTGAACCAGTTACATTTGAACGTGTGCATTCCCGTGCATATTTTTCCGCAAGACCAACGTGCTTAAATGCCGCTAGATGAAAAACCCCACCATCAACATTTTTGATTGACTGATGCACATCAATAGGATCACATATATCCCCTGTTGCAATTTCAATTTGTGGATACTTCTGCTTAAGTTCAATAAGTTTTCCTTCATTGCGGGATAGTGTAATGACATTTCCTCCCATCCCCAAGAGTCTTTCAATAACCTTTTCTCCTAAAAATCCACTACCTCCTGTAACAAAATGTAATTTCCCTCTTATCATTTCATTAATACTTTTCATTATTTTTTCCTTTTTCATTTCAAAATATAATAGTTAATACCATCAATAACATCAACTGACTGTTCTTTAACATCAAAAAACTTTAACTCATTTCTAAGTTTAGTTGATTCTTCCATGAATGGAATATGTGAACCACATTGATGTAAAGCAATTAAAAATTTAGATGCACCGAAAAAACTATTAGATACCATATAATCTGTCCAAGAAGAAGGACTCTCACTTAACGCCCATGTAGATAAAAACATATCATATTTGGATTCAAGTTTATCCTCAAAATCTTCAACAGACAAATGATGATGATTTACTGTTTCACAAACATTTGAAATATATCTTTCGCTGATTGTAGTAAATTTAGGCAAATCAATAATAGTGTATGATTCAATCAAATTACCGTAAACCATATTCATTACTTTACACATATTGCCATATCCACCACCCCATTCTAAAATTTTAGTAGGTGATTCAATTTTTCCCATTTTATTTTCATAACGGCATAAGTGATACAAATGATGAATATCATTTGGATTATATATTTCACCATTGATATCGAACAACAGGGGACTTCCGTATTGGTTGGGATCTTTAAATAATTTTAGATAGTCGTTATTATTTTCTCTGATATACATGAGTTCTTTCTGAAACAGAGTAGGATCAGATTGAAACATCGTTTGTAAAACAGCAGGTTGTTTTAAGAATTCCTCTGTATCTTGAACTTGATTTTCAAAGTTAGTCCATTCATTTTTAACTAACGTCATAGTTTTCCCTCAAACAAGGTAGTATGTTCAATATTTTGTGCAATAAAAGGAGAATATATTTTTTCATCTACAATATTTGGATCAACATACCAATCTTCAAAAGAATTTTGAACATGTGTCAAATCAGAAACAACCAATTGATAACCATATGATTGCAAAATTTCTCTAGACTCCATTTTGGATACATTTCCTCCCGCGTAAGAATCGTGTTCATATGTTATTACTGAAAATCTATAATCATTCAGTGGAAGTTTCTTTAAACATTTCAGTGTTTGGTGGTGAGGTTCAATGTCCAAAGACAGGTAATCTATTTGTTTTGGAAAGTCATATTTTTGAAATTCAGAAGTATAATCTACCAGCGTGGCATTTTCACAATAACATTTATTAGTTCTAAGTTTATTATAATCATCAACTCGTTGTTGCATAATTTCATAGGATAAACCTACCCACCCATAGTTTTGTTCTAGTAACGCTGTGTTACTGAGATCGAATGGCCATGCTCCTCCGATCTCAAGATAAAACCCGTTTATTTTTTTATTTAACATTTGCAAAACAAATAAATCTTGTTTTGCTTGTGAGAAAGATTTATCTTTCATTACTAATCTCCAATAGTTTTAAATAATCACTCGCACACTTCTCTAGTGTTAGGTTGTCTAGTATGTATTGTCGCGGATCATACTTAGAAATGTTCAAGACTCTTTCCATGAAGAGTTCGTCTATGAACTCTTCGAGTCGAGAAAGATCAGGACACTTTATTCCACACCTATTATCAAAATACGGCGCTGATGTAGCAGGAAAAGTATGTTGTGGTTGATCATCCCAAACTAGTTTATCAATAACATAACAAGGCACACCCATCGAAAGAATTTCCTGATAAGCAATACCTTGACTCTCAGTTCCTGCAATAGTAACACAGAATCTAGATCGTCTTGCAACATCCATCAATTGTTCTTCTGTGTAACTACCGTAGGTAATGAGTTCATAAGAAAGTTTTTGAGAATCTAACAAACGAATTAACTCTTTCTTTGTCTCTTCCGATCCTCGCTTGAAGTAAATTAAACAATCATTATTTTTTACTTCATTAGATGGTGAAAACTTATCAGTATCAATACCGACAGGCCAAATATGTAGATTTGTATTCTGAGTCATCTCAAAACTTTCATATTTATTCTTTACCCACTGACAAGGAACAATAACATTTTTGAAACGATACCACAACTGAGGAATGTCTGTAGGAACAACAACGAGATTAGGACCAACCAAAGTATTCTTTGGGAGATCCATAAACCGTGGGCCCCATGCAGTCAAGCAACCATTAATATCTGCTTCTTGATTTACAACATAGTCAACACCCAACTTATCCAAACCCAGCATCAGATTGTATGCTACTTTTCCTGGCCCATTGTTATTACCTACTCCACCGTGAAATAATCCAATCATACTCTTATCCAATCTTTACAATAAATATCTCTCCAACTTTCTTCTGGAGATGATCCAAGCCATTTCTTCGGAGAAATGATTGTGTCGGCGTGTGGATTCAAGTATGCTCCCCACCAACTAAAAGAACTGTTTGCCATTATAACATTCTTACACATACTAATCAAGCACATATCTTCAAATTGGTTCATACCTTCTGAGAAAAAGAACTGGTTATTGTCATCACTAACAAACTTTTCTTTACACCAGCCTATATCATCAGAGAAGATAACATACTTACCAGATCCTATGTTACTAATTGCTTCGTTATAGTAATCCATACCTAACATATTATGCCAACCATTAGACTTAGCATAGTCTGTTCTTCTAATATGAACAGCAGACACTTGAAAATCCCTGTCAAAAGAACTTAGTTTCTCCCAACAGCGTTCGGTGGTTTCTAATGTAAAGGCAAACTCTTCTTTTATCTTGTCACTACAATGTTCAAAAAACTTAGGAACTTGAAAGTAACCAGACATAGTAATATTATCTGGCACATCAAATACTCTTTCGTCATACTTATTATCATAATACGATAATGTATATTGTGGTGCAACCCCTGTGCTATCTTTAGCAGAAAGATTGAACTCATCCATAAGTTCTAACTTTTCTATGTGTCCATATGGTTGAGTCGTCTTTGGTATTCTTGCGTTCTCAAACGGAATACCATACTCATAATTATTTTTAGTGGCAATACCAATCAATGCTGCATACTGAAACATCTGATTTGCTAGTCTACCCAAGTATCCAATTTCTTGATTAACAATCATTCACTTATCTACTTTCACGTTAGTCCACGGAATGTTTCGAGGATCGTCTTGATAGAACCATGTTCGACCAAAAGGAACTACCACATTGAAATCACACTGAACTTCAGCAGTCCCAACATCACAGTGCCATTTCTTTTCCTGTACCCATTCTTTCATTGAGTCGATACACTTTCTCACATACTCTTCGCTCAGGTAGAGAACGGCATGAAGAGATGTCATGTATGATATCTTTACGAAGTTATCATCATACACTCGCATCTCTAACGCCCTCGACATCTTAGAAGACGCCGCTCGTTCTTCTGTCGCACTCCATGTTGTCCACCCAAGATAAACTGCATCTATCTCATCAGGAACATCGAGAGTAGGCTTGAATGTATCATTGAATGTAACATCATCCTCTAGAACAAGAAAAGGAGTTCCTCCCTCTAAACCTCTCTCTAAAGTTTTTATATGACTCATACCACAACCAAAGTAGTACGGCTGTGCTTTGATAGCAGAGATTCTCTCCACGTTATTCATACCGAGTCTAGTAAACAACTTTATCATACTGTCTTGTCTGTCAGTACGATCATCTAGATTAATCCAGTATGTTTTAAGTGTCGATAAATCAAGATGCTTCATAGTTCATTCCAACCTTACCGACTGCGGTTTCGGTGCTACCCCAGAACTGATCTGCATATGGTTCAAACGGACCATTGTACGGATTCATTTTAGTGTAGTGATTTGGGATGAAGTAAAAACTAGGATAGACTGCCAACTTAATATAAGAAAGTTCATGTACCGCCTTAGTAAGGAACACTGGACCCACAGTCTTCCAAGCAGTCATGGGGCCTTCGTGTAGTGTTTGACCTTCAAGTTCGTGGAGACGATTGACAAGATGATCTATCAACTCACAACCCTTTATACAACCAAGATAACCAGCGGCGATTAGTTGACCACGAATCAATTCATTCTCATAACAACTAAAACTATCGTTCTCTAAAAGATAGTCATCGAGTGGTCGCTTGCACACACAGTCTGCATCGAGAAAGAACCCACCAAACTTTTGGAGTATTTCATATCGAGCAATATCACACTTACCATTCCATTCTGGCATGGCGTCGTATTGCTTTTGATTGTAGAGTCCATCTGGAAAGTGTTCTGCGATTGTATCTTCATTCCAGAACATATACTCATAGTCTGGATGAGACTCTTTCCATGTGTTCATCAAATGAAGAGGTGCAGGTTTTGGTCCTACCCACAATTGGTGGATAATCTTTGGGATACTCATAATAAAAAAGGCCTTTCACTGTATTATCTACGCTTACCTATATGGTATTTAGGTATCAATTCCCAGTTCTTTTTCTCGGAGTGGGGTAAAATCTTTAGTTGAGCAAGACTAACTTGAGGTTCAGCATACTCTTCTTCATCAACTACTTTAAGTAGTTTCCATTCTACTAGAAGTTTTACTATCGTATTCCTTCTACCTATATCCGTTTCTGAGATATCGCTATCTAACCCATCCAAGGAAAACAATTCCTTGAAATGTAGTATAGCATACTTTCCTCGTTTATGCAAGATGTGACACGACTGATATAACTTATTTTCTTTACGGGAAGAAACACCTAATCGTGTTAGGGTTTCCTTTACCTTCAAGAAATCATCACGTTCTTTAAGAGTTATTTCTACACCATAGCCATCAAATAAATCTTCTGGTTCCATATCGTTCTCTCAATGAAAATACCATACTGTATACGTTTTATACAATTTATTTAGGTTTTTTCATCTTTTGAGTACCGCCAGTATACATTTCCTCTTGCATAGAGATCAAATCTTCATCTGATAGAAGATCTGCTACCTGAATTGCCTTTGCATCTGAGTATCCAAAATATTGTTTGATTATATCAATATTATTAATCTTCTGCTTCTTTAACCACGAACTATATCTCTTGTTCTTACGAACACCTAATCTAAGAAAATCAAACTGCATATTCTTAGGCAGTGTATGATACTGATTCATCTCATTAGAAAAATAAATCGTATCAGGAAAATACGAAAGACAGCGATTAACCACAAAAGGAACATACTCTTTTTCAACTGATTCATCTTCAGTGTCCATAAGAGATTCCTTACTATGATTAATCGCGTTGAGATATTCAGTCAGTTTCACCAAAGACTCCCAGAATTAATTCCTGATCTAGAATAGAAAGGCCACCAAAAGTAGAGTAACCCTTTGACTTATCAAAGATAACTCGATCACCCTCGTTTATCTTAATAGGAATTTGCATACCATTTTCTAAAACCATAGGAAGTCCTATACTAGAAACAACTCCTGTCCCATGAACCTTACTGGCCTTCTCTTGATAAATGATTCCATTACTAGTTTCATTATCAGGATTATCTTCTTTGATAGCAATCTTACCTCTTGTTACATAAAACTTTTTCATTTGAATTCACACTCCATCATAATTTGAACTAAACACGCAGTCATGTTTATCTCTGTGTCGGCAACAAAAGCAGCCTTGTAAAGATACTCACCACAAATTAGGATCGCCTGCGGGATCGATCCTGGCTTCATGTATTGATACATCGAATCATACAAAGTACGAATCATTTGCTCCTGTGAGTTGTCTAGATTTTCAACAACCCACTTCCGAACCTCAGTGAAGTTCTTTTCCTTCATTGACTTCATCAAAGTCTTGACACGAATCTCACCAATCTGAGCAAGAATTCCTGTGTCAATCACACCAGAAACTGAATAGCGTTGGAGTTCATTTATAATCCTACGAATATCAGGAAAGTGCTTCTTGATAAGTTCAAGAAGAATAGGACGTTCATACTTAATGCCCTCTGTCTTGAGAATATTTTCTATTCTTTCAAGAATACCAACGGCGAGCGTAGGCTTCTCGTTGCTAGGAATCTTAAACTCAATAGTGGTGCATCGGGAGTGCAACGGTTGGATGATTCGGTTCTTGTAATTACAAGTTAGAATAAATCTACAACTGTTAGCAAACTCCTCGATAGCACCGCGAAGGGCTGGTTGAATGCTCTGGGCATTACTATAGTCAAATTCGTCTAGGATCACAATCTTTTTCTGTCCCGTCATAGAGACAGTGCTTGCGAACTGACGAATGGTTGTACGAAGAGTATCAATGTTACCCTCCTCTGAACAGTTGATCAAGATATACTCAAGATCAAGTTCGTTACACAACGCCTTTGCTACAGTTGTCTTACCACAACCAGCACCACCAGAAAGCAGAAGGTTCTGTACCTCACCTGCTTTTACCATTTGGGTAAAGGTGGATTTGATTTCCACTGGAAGAATACAATCATCAATCTTCTGCGGCCGATACTTCTCGACCCACAGATAGTTTTTCACATCGTTCATTATCAATCCTTTATCAAGCAGTATAAGTGGAATCAGTTTCGAGTGCAATCCAATACTTAACATCAACATTCTTGTTAGTAAAGGAACTCACAACAGATTCACAGATATCTACTTGATAATCACCAGCAAGCATCTTCAAATTCTCAATCTTAAAATTGAAGTTGAAGGTTGCATTGCCATCATAATTCGCCAGTTCAACAGCATACTGGTTTGATGTTGGATCTTTCTTATCAAGAGCAACAGCAACAATATTAGTTCCTTCTGAACGAATACAAAGATCAGGAAGAGCAAGAACCGAAGCGGCTCTCTGAAGATCAGAGAACATACTTTCTGTGAAGTCAAAAGAAATCACTGACTCAGGCATCTGAACCTTTTTGTTAACCGTAGAAAGAAGACTTGGTTCTGAATAATAGTAAGTAACAGCAGAACCATTATTACCAGAGATCCTCACAGACTTCTCACCAAACTCAAAGGAAGGTGAATCAAACAACGACACTGTTCCAAGGAATTTGTTTAGATCCCAAATACCAAATTCAACTTCAAAGTTCTCTTCAATAGTTGCCTCTGCCATTACATTTTTGGCACCAGTGATTGTATTAATCATGTTGCCTTGCTTAACCAAAAGGTTAGAGTTCAACTGAGAAAAGTTCTTCAGTACGGATAGGGTTTCTTTTGAAATCTTCACACTTGTCATTACAGCCATTACGAATAAATCTCCATGTAGGGGTTATCAATCATCAATCGAATCAAATTCTAGATACTCATCTAGTTCTGTAGAGTCTAACAGACCATGATTAACTTTGTCAATCATAACCTTTGCATTATGTCTGGAAGATCTTTTCTTTGTTTTCTTTTCGCCTCTGACACCATT